GCTTCTGTCCGCCAGCAGTTCTACCGGCTTGTAGCCGTCTGCCAGCAGCTGATGAGCATTAACTTCCAAGCCGTAATTAAATATAACGCCGGTCTCCGTCTCCAGATTAACCGGCGCATATTTCAACCGTCCGTTAGCCAGTTTTGCATAATATGTCATTATTGTTTCATCCTCACATATTGCAGTTTACCATATCCGTTTATATCTTTAGTTCCGTAACCGCCGTAAACCGAAGCCGGCCAACCGCGGTTGCTGCCGTTATTTCCGTTTGTTTCAAGCTCGATGTCAAAATAATTGTTAAACGTCGAGTCTCGATTGACGGTAATGTAACCGCCGCGGCCGGCACCTCCTGAAGCATCCGTCCCGGCCTCACACAAAACTAAGTTATACCAGGTATTCGGGTCCTCCCAGCTTGCCACCTGCAAACGGCTCGGCTGGTCTTGCAGTCCGACACCGACACGCAGATGACATCTGGTTCTAAAATAATACATCTTGCCGATAAATCCGGCAGCAGAGCCGGGATAGTTACAGCCGATATAACACCAGTTTGTCGTATTGCCGCCGCCCACCAACCAGAGCTTATAAACCCCTGGCTTGGGGACATCTACATAAAACCACTGACTGGCAGCATCCTGCGGGTTGGCAATTTCACCAAGCACCTGCCCGCGCTTGTATGGATCGGAGTTACCGCTGCCCAAAGGGTCAAAATTAAAAATAACCCCCATCGTTACTCTCCCAAACTGCCGGCATCGCTCATTGCAACATCGCCCCAAACTCGGTGCTTGGTTAACGCCACCAAATGACTCCTGCCGTTGGTAAAATCCGGAGTTAAACCATTAACCCAGCGAATGCCGCCGGCATAAGACAGGTTAACCGTCTTGGCTCCATTGAGAAAATAAATCTCAAAAACTATTGTGTACCATTCCTCTGGGAACGTCAGCTGCGAGGTATCAATCGTTATCGTCACATTGTCGGCAACGGGAATTGAAAACCGCTCATGCCAATCCTGCAACACGGCGGTAAAATTACCCGACACGCTGCCCGGATTATATCCACGGTCATAAGCAATTAATTTGCACTTTTGAATATCCTCGGCATAATCATTGTAATCAACTGCATGAAACACCGTTTTAGGTGTCAGACTGGTAACCCTGCCTTTTACATATTCAACCGCCGCCGCAATTATAGTCGTTGTAATGATTATATCGGTTTCATCATTATTCGTTCTATAATTACGATTATCTTCTATATTATAGTATGATTGGCGAGGATGTCCCATCCATCCATTATTAAAAACAATATTCCGTTTGTCGGTGCTTCCGGTATTAGTGGTTATTAATACATTGGCAACTTCAAACTCTGCATTGTTTAAACTCCCGTCTGCATTAAATCCATTCGGAATCAGGCCTTTCACCCCTGGCAGAGCATAGACTGAATTTCCGATATATCCCATCCCATTAAAAACTTGAGTGACTGCGGTAACTTTTCCGTCCTGATTATCAAATATGCACAAAGGCAGACTAACCCCGCCAACCCATTGCGTCCCGTCATATACCTTCACATCTTTGGCTCCCATATCCAACCACGTTGTCGCGGTGACGGGGCTTGCCGGCGCCGTTGTCCCTGAAAACGTCTGTGAAGCAATGACCGTATAAACCGTGTTATTGTCAGATCGATAAAAAGCAAAAGCACCGGTATTCGTTCCGCCCTGTGCTGCAACCAAATCCCCGCTGATCGTGATACTTTCGCCGTTAGCCTTGTAAACTTTGCTGCCGGCTTTCAGTGTCATCACCCCGTCAACAAGCTCAAGCTTAATATCCTGCGGAATCGCCGTTATACAGTTGGTAATATTTTTGGCACTCAACGGCCGCGCCGCCACGGCGGAATTTGCCGCCTCCTGTGCCGAAGCGGCAGCCGCGCTTGCGCTGGCATCCACCAAAGCCTGTTTACTCGCCGCATTGTTGTTAAAAGCCGTCGTTTTATCGGCGGCATTGGAATTAAACGAAGCCGTTTTGGCCTCATAATTACTGTTAAAGGTATTTGTCTTTGCCGCGGCGTTATCATCAAAATCTGCTTGTTTTTCGGCAGCATGTGCATCAAACCCATTCACCGTTGCCGCTGCCGTCGCTGCCGAAGAGGCCGCCGCCGTCTCACTGTCCAAAGCCGCAGCAGCACTGCCGGACGAAGCGACAGCACTGGCTTGAGCATTCCCCGCCGCCGTTTCTGCCGCCGTAACAAATTCGTTTAATTGCGGTTTCAGCGTGTTATCGGCATAATTATCCAGATTCTCCTCAATAATTCCCTGCCGTTCTAAAGAAAAATCGCTGATTTCTTCCTTTTTCAAGCCGGTATAAGTGTCAAGCTCAGCTTTTTTAGATGTGGTATGATTATCCAAATCAGGCTTGGCCACCGTATCGACATAGTGCTGTATTTCTTCCTCGCCGCTCTTTATATAAAACAGCGGCACTTCAATATCCAGCACCACTTCATCCTGGAACAAAACTTCCAGCTCCTGCCGTTCATAACCGTCAAAAACAACCAGGGTACTTTCATCATTAACATGTGCCATTGCTTTAATCACTCCGTCACTTCTGGCGTCAGTTTAAAATAAGCCACCGCATTCACATTTTGCGGATAAATTGTATGAACATCACCGTTTTTCAGCGTCAGCTGAATGTCGGTTTTATAATTCGCCGGAGGATAATCCGTCTCCGTCCGGGTTAATTTAATTCTGGCCGTGCCATTGGCGGCCGAAATAATCTCGCCGTCTTTGCTGAAAATCTCCTTATTATCGCTGTCACGCACCGTCATTTTAATTTGGCATTCCGTCAAATCAAAATTCTTGTTGCCCGACTTGAAATTCATCAGAATGTCAAAACTGTCTCCCCGGCGGATGGTAATTCCTGCCGGTGTCATAATCCCTGCCATTTATTCCTCCTTATTTCCTCCGGTGCTACCGGTAACGCAAATATTCAACCCGCAGGCCGCCCGGATTACTGTTCACTTCCCGCCCGGTTCCCCAGCTGTCATAAAGCGACACGGAAGCTCCCTCTCCGGCACTGCCGGAAAAACCTGTGCCGCCTGAATTACCGTTCCGGCCGTCGGTTCTCAAAATTTCAATCAGCCCTGAAGAACTGTTCACGCTGAAGGTTCCGCCGCTGCCGCCTGAGCCGGCCGTCCCGGCTTTTCCGCCCTTGGCCCGTACAATTTCCACACCGCCCAACGTCATCACGGCATCTCCGCCGGTTTTGGAGCCGCGGTTTGTTTGCTGCGGCGGCGCGTAAATTGTCAGCTGCTGAGCCTTGGGATTAACAAATTCAATCTCCACAAAAGCCCCTGAACCACCGGATGACCCCATGCCATAACTGCCGGCAATCCATGTCGTGCCGGTCCCCCCGGCACCGCTAACTGCAATCTTATAAACGCCTTTCGGCAGTTTAATGTTGTAATTATATTCACCGGCCTGTTTAATCAGCACGGTTCCCGGATCATAGGCCTCCGCTTTATAAACCATCTTGCTGCCTTTATAAATATGCAGCACCTCAACCGGTGTCAAAGCCGTGTTGCTGTAATAAACCTCAATAATCCGGTGGCTTCCTTTATATAACCGCTTATCTGTCGTAAAATAAAAAACGCTGTCATCCGGTTTGGCTGGCAGCGTCTCAACCTCCACAAACGATTCGGCTATCTTTTTCAGCCTTTCCTGAGCTTTTTGAAGCACATCGCTTAATTGCTTATTATTCACTGCGTCATTGTCTAAAGCGCCAACCGACAAATTAGTCACCTTGTGGCCGGCCAAATCAAGCTCTTTCTCCATTTTGGCCCTACCATCCCGCAAAAAAATCTGCGACAAACCGGAAGCAAAACCGTCATCTTCCTCATCCATCCGCGCCGCCTGAATCTTTTTGTTTACCCCGCTCAAACGGTCTTCCGTCCAGTTATGCAGGCGGTGAAATTTCCCTTTCTCATCAAACGCCATGGCTCACCTATTCAAACACAAAATAAAACGCTTCCGCTTCAGTTTCTTCCGGCAGACTGTCCACCGGCTTAAACTTATCCTCAACTCCCTGGACGTCTTTATCAATCTGCTCTGACGCTGCCACCAACTGCTTACGGTTGACGGCATCGCCGTCATCACTGCCGTCAGCCAGATTTTTAACCTTATAATTGGCCATATCAATCGGCCCTTCCATCGGCACGCGGCCGTCCCGCAAAAAAGCAAGCGACAAAGCCGAAGCAAAACCGTCATCTTCCTCATCAGCATGGTCCGTCACAATGTCAATGTCATTTTCCCGGTCTTCTTCCCAGTTGTGATAACGGGTATAAATCCCCTCGCTGTCATACGGCATCTTAATTCCCCAACAAAAAAACCGCCTTGTTCACACAAAGCGGCTCACCTTTTCTTTCTCTGTCATTACCCGGCCAATTCCGGCTACGTCACCCGTCATTGTCTGGCTTGACCAGACAATCCAGGTGACAAGCCTCATTGCTTTTCCTCGAAAAAACTGTCACCGGCAGTTTTTTCTTCGGCAGGCGGATAATCTCTTCCTGTCATTGCCCGACTTGATCGGGTAATCCAAATAAATATAAAAAAAGAGCGCGTTCTTTTGAACACACTCTTTCACGATACCTTTTTTATAGCAAAGCAGGCTGCCTGCTGTCAAGCACTTTTTTTAGCAACAAAATTCTTAATTTTTGAAGATGACTTGGGAAAATTAACATCATAAACAAAGTCTGCATGACATTTTAATTCAGGCGCTATTTTCGCGTTTTCAATAGAAACCAACGACATTTTAATTCCATTTTTTCTTGCGCATTTCATCGCTGGAATACAGTCTGTGTCATTTGAAATCAAAATTATATGCTCCACACTGCGATCATAAGAATATTGAGAAATATCAAGTCCAATGCGCATATCAACCCCTTTTTGCTCAAAAGACGGTTCAAAATCATCATCCGAAAGTGCTGTTTTTGTATAAGAACTCTGCTTAAGCGTCCATCCTCGAAACTTAAGCGTTCCCTTTCTTGTTGCAAAATAGTCTCTCAATGCCAAATTTCCCATAATGCAATCTTTCCCCGAAAACTGCTTTTTGTGTTTGGATACAGGCAAAATAACTTCCCCGCTGTACGGTAAACAATCATAAAATAAAATTCTTAACAAATCTAATGGATGGCCTTGAGCTTTTATAGAAGAAATAATATGTTTACTTACTTCCTCAATTCCGTCAGCATCATAAAATTTATCGTTATTTTTAAAAACATTTTTTAAATAACCCGAATCAATTAATAAAATAGTCTTCATTCTCTTTCCTCTAAAATTGGAAGAGGGGATGCGAAAAAAAATGCACCCCCTCCATATATATGCTCGCCTACGAGTCTAGCGGATATAGATTATATATACCACAAAAAGCGTTAAAAGACAATTAAAAAGCGTCTCTGACTTCTATGGCACATTTAATTTAGCTACACATTACGCATAATTAAAGATTAAAATCAAGAAAAAAATTAATTTTATACAAAAAAGCCCCGTTTCCGGGGCTGTGACATTTTATTGTGCCAGCAAATAACTACCGACTGCAATCCAGAACAAATAATAAGCACTAAATCCAACAAGTGAATATTTTAACGCTTTATATGCTATTTTTGCGGTTTTTTCCATGTATTTGTTCTCCAATCTAAATTTTCTAATAATATTTTACAATCAATATCAGGATTTTTCAAGCCCAAAAGAAGCCCCTCGATATTATTTTTCATATCTTTATAACCATCTGCCAAAGCTTCTGTTGCCGACATTTTTCCACTAGAATTAATTGATCTATCTTTATTATAAAAATCAATTCCCTCTTTTCCTATACCCAATAATAAAGATGTAAAGGCATCACCATATCCGTTCTGCGCATTTTCACACATAGCTTTACGATGATAATAATTGTCAGATCCAATTCTATTGTTTTGTTCCATCTCTTTCTTGTTTTCATTCAAAACGGAGAAAGGACGTTTTATAAATTCCGGCCCCTTCTGCATCAGCATATCAGCCAATTCTTCATTTAGACTTTTTATCTTGTCCATCGTTTTCTCCCAAAAGTTCTCTGGCAATATCCTGCGCCAGCATTGTACGAATATTATTGCCACCGCCTTTAACGCTTCCGGTCAAAATATTTCCGATAACCTGCTGATAAAGCGGTGAAGTCAAAATATCCACGGCTTCCCCGTTACTGTTCAATAACCGCTGCGCAGCATCTTTATAATATCCGCTGTTTAGCCGCCCAAGGATATAGTCCAAAATCGCACCCTTTGCCGCTCCGCCGCTTTCCAATTGTTCTCGCCCGAAGAAACGCGTTCCCTCCGGCGTAACCAACTTGTTTTCTGCCCGGTTCGCCAAACTTGCCAAACGGCTGTAAGCATTTTCATTTTTAGATAACTTATCAATCAAGTCTTTGTAATCCGGCTCATAATCAACCTCTTTTAACACATTCTGATAATTTTTAGCTGTTTTGGAAAAATTTTGCTCCGGTGTCACATTTACTGTCATTTTATCAAACAGTCCTTTGCGCAGGCCGATTCGTGACATCATTGCTTTTTCGGCATCCCCGCCGGCTTCCAATAAAATCTCATTCATAACATTTTTGGCTGAACCCGGCTGATATTGCAAACCGCGTTGATACATATTTTCAAACTGCTTATATAATTCAAAATTGCGGTCACTTCCTTTAACGGCACTGTCTTTTGCCAGAACACGATCTAATTTTTCCTTCAAATCAACTAATTTTACTGTTTTTTTTGTTGCTTTTTTTCCCGGAAATTCCTGAATATAAGACTTATTTATTGCATCATCAATCAATCCTCTGGCTTCCAACATATGTCCAAGAGTTCCCTCTCTTGTTCCATAATCAGCCATATCCAATCCTTCTTTCAAAGCCTTATTGTACTGCTTTTGCTGAAAATTGTTTAGTTTAGGCAGATTCTCCCAACTCTTGACCTTTTTACCTTTGTTCGCATCCACAAACTCTTGATAAGCCTTCCGAACCTCTTTATATCTTGTCCGGGCATCCACGCCGTCCAAAACATCAGCCAAAGCCTTAACGGATCTCCGGTTAATATTGTCGGCGGCCTCAGTTGCATCACGCGTCACTGCCTGAGCAATATCATCGTCAATTGTTGCGGCGCGGCGTACTAAACGCAAAGCATCATTATTTTCAACAATATTTTCCAAACCGCCTTTTAAGGTCTGATAAGTACGGTTACCAATATTCGCTGCTGCGCCGCCCAACATACCGCCGACGACATTTGCCGCAATTTTTCCGGCCGTACTTTCCGGATCCACAGCTCCTTCCAAAGCACCGCCGGAAGCCGCCGCCGTCACTGCTCCCTTTCCCGGAGCTAAAACAGCTCTCGCCACTTTACTTGCCAATCTCTGTCCTTTACCTAGCAAGCCAGCAGCTTTCAGAGGATTACCAACAACTCCCAGGCCTAAAGTAGTTCCGGCCGCATCTAAAGACTTATTTACAGTACGATTTAATCCTTCAATATCAGCCGATTTAGCAAGAGAATCTATTTTATCGGATCTTTCCTGAAAATTACCACCTAAAAGTTTGTTTAATTTGCCATATATACCTAAACTGACCGCATCAGCAACTTTTTCCGCACCCAAAGGTGCTCCCTCAGCAAATCCTTCAGCAAATGTTCCCCAGTCAAATGAAGCATTTTTTTGTTTATCCTCATAGGCTTTATTTCGGTCCTGAATAATTTTTCGCTGTTCATCCGTAATCTGCGGAATTGTTGACAATCCAATTCTCTGCGAAAAATCGTCAAAAGGCATATTTGCATAATACTTTTGATGTAAACCCTTAGCCAATTGCTCATCGCTTAAATCATTATATTGCGGATATTTCTGTCTGATTTCTGCAATATTCATAAAACCCTCCTACAAAATTCCCAATGGATCACTATTTTGCTCAGAAGAAGAACCTTTTTTACGATACAAATCCGAAATTGCCCGCTGTTTTTTTATTTCATCTTCCGCATTTTTAATAATCCTTTGCCAAGCTCCCTCAATTTGCGCCGGGGTATATTCAGAAATATCACCCGCAACAATTCCCTTTAAGAACTTGATATCATTATCAGACTTAGGCCCGGATAGTTTCTCAGCCTGGTCCAAAGTCTGAGAAAAAGCTCCGGATTGTAACCACTGCCGGGATCTTTGCGCCTCAGGTGTTAACATTTCCGTAGGTATACGTCTGTCAAATGCGCCGGCTAAAACGGTTTTTCCATATCCTAACTGAGCTTTTTTCAAATGTTCAACTGTTTGTCGATAAGTATTTCTTAAGTTTTCAAGGCCAATTTCATTATTTCTCAAAGATATTTCATTATTTGCATAGTCTTTGGCAAAAATTTTATCCGCTTCTTTTTGACCTGCGTTTCCCCAGTTTCCAAATCCCGAACTATTAACCAAAGCGCCACCTATAGCCTCACTTCCCGGGCTGACCATCAAAGCAGCTTTATCCGGTCCGAATATCTTAGAAAAATATTCATAATTCTGGATTTTATCCGTGGGTTTAGATACCGGATTTAACAAATTAGCCAACTGTGCCTGCTTTATTTGACGGTCCAAGTCATTATTAACAGAATCGGCATCCAAACGTTTACTTTGCAACAGATAATTTGCAGCCAGTTTCGAATCAACTGGAGCTAAAGCTGTCAAAATCTGCTTTTCATCTCCGCCCATCAAGGCATCAGCCAAAGCCTGCTGTTTTTGTCTATCATTATAAGCACTGCCAAAGTTTTCTAACGCAGCAGCCCACTCCGCACCGGTATTATCTGCCTGCGGTCTAAATTGCTGCATTGTTCTAACAATATCCAAATCTCGATTAAACTGTCTCATAATAGCCTCATTTTGTTGAATTATATCCGCCAAGTCCGCCCATAGCTGCCCCGGCTACCGCTCCCCATGGCCCCAGAGCAGAACCAGCCGCCGCACCGTTCAAAGCTCCCGTTAAGGCACCTCCCCAACCTGCCTTTTGTGGTGCTGACATACGCTGATTATCCCACTCGGTCAGCAAATTAGCCATTGCCATACGCTTCTCATAGCCGCTCATTGAATTATCTAATAAATTCCAAGCCTGATTGACTGCCCCGACCTGCGCCTGATTACCAAAGTTTCCGGCTGCTATCTGGTCATTCAGCGATTGGCTGAAAGCATTTTGTCCGGCTAAAGTCGCATTATAAGCCGCCTGATTGGTTGCATCATTCTGATTGTTCTGCAAATCCGTCATGGCACGCTGATAGGCTTCACTTCCCGGCGTCAGTCCCTGATTAATCAGTCGGGTCTGCAAATCATCCGTCTGTTGTTCGTAAATCGGCGCCGTCTTGTCCAAATAAGATTGAAAAGCTGCCGCCTCTGCCCGCTGCCGGGCTTCGTCCGATCCATCGACCGACCAGTTCCAATTGCCCAGATTGCTGTTTTCACTCAAAGCTTTGGCAATATCCTGAAAATTGCTGTTAACCGCGTCAAAATCGCTGGTATCAACACCGTTTAAATAATTTAACGCCGTCGCGGTTCCCACATTCATCCGCCCGCTGGCTCCTCCGCCATTCATTTCATTATCCTCCTTCTCATTAAAATACCTCCAATTAACTACCCGCACCGGGAAAGCAACGCGCTTCAGAGCAGAGAGACGACAAATTTCGCTCTCGGCGCCCGAGCCATTTACATTCTGATTTTAACATCCCGAAAATATAGCAATCCTCGCCGGAACCGCGATATTTCCGTAATATCCCCTCCTGAACAAATCCGAGGCCTTTAACCAGCTTCAGACTTTTCACGTTGCTTTTGCTCACAATAATATTAATCCGATGACATCCCAAAGCGTCAAAGGCCAAACCAAATATCACCCTCAACACTCTGCGCGTACACCAGCGCTTATCCACCGTGTAGATTGTCCACCACACCGAACCGTCTTGCAGCCCGTGATAGATTAACCCGCCAATTGGGCGTTTTTCCAAAACAAACCCCAGAGCCAAACAGGCACCCAGTTCGTCGCGGCGAATGCCCAAACCGGCACAAACCCAGCTTGCCACCGCGCCGTCTCTGTCCGGGATAATGTTACAAAATGCCGCTGCCTTGCTCATAACGAACCCCCGTGTCATACCATTCAATCAAATTGCCTCTGGTTTTGGTCTTGAAAACGATGCTGGCTTTGAAGCCGGTTGCCGAGTTGGCAATCCACTGACTGCGGATTTTGCCACGCAGCGTTGCCCACTTGGTGCCGATCGGATTATCCAAACTGCTCCATTCCGCCACGTCCCACTTAGTCATGCCGGAACTGCCGATATTCTCCTGATAACCGACCTTGCGCTCCTCAAAATCCATATTCGTATAAATCACCAGCGCATATTGCGTTGAAGACTTGGTGCGCGGGTTAAGCAGCTGTATTTTTTTCAAGTTCGGCGTCCCCAAACTGGTGAAAGCCTGCTGAACTTCGCCCAAAATATGGCTGCCGTTGTCAGAATAACCTTCGTCAAACAGAAAAACGCTGGTGTCCGAACCAAAATAAGCCCGGTCCTGAAACAATCCCCAGCAAAACGCGCGGATATTGGTAAACCGGCACCAGGCGCCGTTGTTCAAATTGACAACATGCTGCTCAAACTGATTCGCGGCCGGTACATTAAAAATCGCATAACCGCCGCGGCCATAGATAACTGACTGCCAACCCTCCTTGTCCCGGTTGCTTTTGGCGCGTTCCAGCACCAGCCCGCGGATTTTGTCACTGAAGGCAATTTGCGAGGCATTGGCTCGTTCCAGCGGCAACGCTTTGGCCAGCGGAATATAACCGTCTTCGGTAATAATCACCACATCGCCCTGATACTGCATCGCACAGCGCCAGCCAATCGGCTTGCTGATTTTATAACTTCCTTTCAGCGCCCAGTCTTCCGCATTGTTCGGATTCGAGCCGCCGTAAACCAAAGCTTCGCCTTCTGAGGTCAAAAAGACGGTCAAATCGTCAATTCCCTGCCCGCCGTCCTGCGTCCAGTTTAACACGGCCACCAGACGGCCGCCGAAACGAGTCACCGCCGAAAGGTCAAAATATACCAATTCTCCGGCCACACTGCCGCCGACTTTCGGATACCAGGCTTTCAGCGTGTCCTTTTCGACAAACCACAAGAACTGCTTTGAAACGCTTACGTTAATAATCCGCTCCGGCACCAGACTTTCATGCGTAAAGCCCCAATCGTCAAAAACATCATCGCCGCTTTCGTCCACATAAAACACTTTAGGCGTATCGGCGCCGTTTACGAAAAACAACCTGTCTTTATATTGAAACGTCTGGCAGGCGTTATCCTTGAAACTCGGTGACAGCGGCGTCACATGCGCCTTCGAAGTAATATTCCAGGCTTTGCCGCCGGCTACGGCAATCAATCGGTCCTCGCCGGGCTTTTTATATTCCGCCAAAGTTTTAACCGCCGCATTCAGCCGCACATATTCCGCATATCCCCGCCGCAAAACGACTTTGGTGTCCAGCGGAATATAGTTGTCCATCACGATGGCATCAGCCTGATTCATTTTGTCAACCGAATCCCGGGCGTTTAACCCGCCGACCGGAGCCGGCAGGGTATAGTTGACCGATTTATTGCCCCGTTGCATCTGTCTCTGCTGCATCTCTAAGCGTCTCCCCGTGCCGGATTAACAACAACTTCAGCCTCAACCGGGTCAAAGAAACCGCCGGACAGGTTAATGTCCTTTGTCGCCAGCCCGGTTCCGAACTTAAGCTTGCGCTCCCGCTCATACTCGTTAAATTCTTCGGCATAGTCCAAACCGTTGCGGCGATACCAGCGCCAGAGAATACCCAGCTTGATGACATGCTCGTCAAACAGCGGAATGTCGCTGTTTTTGCTCAAAACGCTTTTTTCTTCATAGGTGGACCCGTCCATAACAATATTGTTTGAACGGTATTGAAAGACGATTTTTAAACCGTCTGCCGGCACCGTCAGAAAATGAATCATACCGTTTTGCAGCTTAAACTTTAAGTCAATCCCGGGGCAGGAGAAATATTTTTCCCGCATCCAGTCTTCCGGCGTAATCGCACCGATGACTTTTTCCTGCGTATCTTTAATATAAATGGTATTATTCAGCAGGCTGTAAAAATCCGGGACAACATTTCCCATAATATACTTGGTCTTTTTCCCGGCCGTCCGCAAAATCCCTTCTTTGGTCAGCTCCTGCCAGTCGCCGAAACGCAGCAGGCTGTCCAGCTCCATTTTAGCCACAGACAGCCAGATAGCCTCATGCTGCGAATTGCGGTTGAACAAGTCTTCCGGCCGCTTGGTTGCGGCAATATCCGCCACTTCCTGACAAATTTCCAAAATCGACTTCATATTTCCTCCGTTTTAGCCCCTTCCGACATCCGAAAGGGGCACAACTGATCTTACTTGTTTCCGGCCGCCGGTTTAGGTGCAGGTGCCGAAGCCGCTTGTTCCAATTGTTTTTTCAGCGCGGCTATTTCTTCCTGCAACTTTTTAATTTCGTCCTGATAGGTCTTTTCTTGTTCCTGCCATTCCAACAGCACTTTGTTGTCTTTAGCGTTGGCCAAAAACTTAGCCGCCAGTTCATGTTCCCTGACCACATTAAGCTGCGCCGCTTTTTCTTCCGATAGCTCGGCCAGAACCTCAACGGTAAAGATGCCGCGAACTTTCAGGGTGTCAATTTGCGCTGCGTCCAAAAAGGCAAACTGATTAAGCGGCGTTCCGTCTTTAATTTGCTTGCGTTCCAGCTGGTAACGCTGATATTCCAAAGGAAAGCGGCGAATTTTCTCCGGATCGACCGGCTGATCATAAACGTCCGTATAGTTATTTCTCATTCGAATTTCCACAAAAGTCACGTTTTCAAACACCGGCATCCCGTTGTCATCGATTTTGCTTGTTTTAACCGAGCGGTCATAAAAGCGGGCTACAACCCCTTCTTCTCCTTTTGAATTGTTCAACAAATCCTGAAACATTGAAAAATCTGCGTCCATTATAAAATCCTCTTTTTTAATCATGAAAAAAGAGAGAGGGCTTGCACCCTCTCCCGGTTAAAAATAATAATTAATCGCCGCTGTGATCAATCAGCACGCCTTGCAGTTGGGCATTAGACATCGTCATGTTGCCGGCCCAGCCGAGAATGCGGTAAAGAGCATCCTGATTAATTGCCATGCGGTTGCCGCCGATAACTTTCATATTGCGGTCTTTATGCGGCCGCAGATAAATGTAATCGGTATTCAGGAAGTACATGTGCTTCTCCGGGCAATTGCCGCCTTGGCCGCCGTCATAAATAACGTCAACGCCTTTAAATTTCAGCGTTTGGAACCCGGCATCCGCCAGTTTCGGATCGCTGAAACGCTGCAACGGAGTCAAACCCTGCTCATACAGCGAATACATGTGGTTGTCGGCCACAATCAGATCCGGCTTGTCGGTTCCGCGCGAGAGGGCCAAAAACATCTTGTCCATTTCGGCACGGATTGTGTCTTTGGTCAAAGCCGCCGCGGCCGTAGCTGCCTGGTTGCGCCAGAACTCATTGCCGGAAGTTGCGCGGTTAATTCCGCCGACGGTACCGGTTGCCGGGGAATCGGCCACCAGCAGTTTCAAACCGCCGATTGCTTTGCCGGATGATGCCGTTCCGTCGCCGTAAACCGCTGCCGACATCTGATTCAGCATGGTTTTCTCGGCGTTGCTGATACGTTTGGCAAACAGGTCAATCATCTGCTCTCTGCCGGAGTTCTTCAGCATGTCTTCGCCTGAAATCGCTACCGGCACCGCACACAGCTTCATCTGATATTCCGCGGCGGTAAACAGCTGCTTGGGCGAATAGTTAATGGCATCATAGCCATTGTACCACACCATATCCCCTTCGCCGTATTCCAGCTCTTCTACAATTTTGGAACCGCCGGAAATCGGGCGGATTTTGTTCTTTGCCTTCAAACGGCTCAACAGAGCATTGTTTTTAGACACATTGTCGGCAAGTTTACCGGTACGGCTTTCCAGCGTCGTGGTAAAAATGTCGTCGTAATTACTGTTAGGACTTGCCATCCTTCTTTCTCCTTAAAAAAATCTGTTTATGTTACAGAGCATCAAACTTCTGCGCCAGTTCCTCCTCCAGCGAAAGCTCCGGCTTGGTGCCGACCGCTTTGCTTTTGGGGTCAAATCCCGCTTCTTTGGCAATGGCGGCTTCCGCAACCTTGCTTTTCAAGGCTTTGTCATTTTTTTCCGCCATCAGCTGTCCTCTGATTTCCGGGTCAAGCCAAACGGCTTTGTCATAGGCATCCTGAATGTTTGCCGCCGCACCGCTTTTCATCAGCTGCCCCATCACCACCTTAACTTTGTCAAAATGCGGATGAACCGGATTCCCGGCTTCGTCCTTGGCTGAGATAAAACTCTCAATGGTTGACCGAAGTTCTGCCTGCCGCTGATTGGCCAGAAAACCGTTCAAAGAATTAAACCCTTGCTCTAACCGGCTTATTTTTTGCTGAAGCTGATTTTGCTCACTGTTGTTGTCATCGGCCAAATTAACGCCGTAAGCCTCAATCAACGTCTTAATCGTCCCGCGCGGGTCCTGGTTAATTGCATCGTCAATTTTCGCCAAAGCTTCAAAATACTGCTGCGGCTGACTGATGCCTGACTTGCTTAACCGTTCCGACCGGGGCTGAAAAACGCTGTCAACCCACTTATAGCCGTTTAATTTGTTGCCGAAATCGCTGAAACCGCGTTCAGTCTCCTTTTCCCGCTCGGTCAGATATTTCCGCCATTCGGGCGCCAAGGTCTTAAACTTTTCAGCATATTCCTTTTTGTATGACTTCGGAGCGTCCAGATACTCGTCAACGCTTGAGGCATTCTCGGAACTCTGTTCTCCGTCTGTCATATTATTTTCGTTTTCCGGCCGGCTTTGCATTTCTGCCGAAGCAGCCAGATCTTGTAAAATGTCATCCATTCCAAATCATCCTTTTGTAATTTTTTAAAAATTCAGCCCAAAGGTCATCTCTTTGGGCTTTTTCATTACGCAGCCGAACATTTCGCCGATATTCGTCCGTGTAATCTCCTGCAAGAGCCAATTGATTGGCTCTTAAATACTTTTCGACATCCGCACTTGAGGACGCAACCGACCCATCGGGCAAAACGATTTCGTCCGTCCATTGCCTGTTAATATTAGACATCAAAACCCTTTCACATATCCGGTTGAAATATTGGCCGTAACATTGCGCCCTGCTGCCAGCTGCTCTTGCTTTAAGGCAAACTGCATCTCGGCCTCTTTGTTTTGCATGGCAATTTTGTTGGCCTCCGCCTGTTTTTTCAAAGCCAGTTCCTGACCTTTCAGCTGGTTTTGCTCTTTTTTAATCGCAAATTCCTGCTGATTTTTGGTTGCCTGGTTTTGAACCGCCATTAACTGCGGATTAGGCTGCGGCTGTTTCGGCTGGCTCAGCTGCTGCGCAATCTTGTTCAAAGCATCGTCAATCACGGCCTCAAACTGTCTGGCATTCGGCAGCGTTGCCACAATCGATATAATCATTTGCTTATACACCGGCAAAAGCAGCGGCTGAGCCGAAACCGCCTGAAACGCAGTGTTAATCATTTCATTAATCGTCTTCACCGCACTTAAAGCCTTTTCGGCCTCGGCATCCTGATTAAAGACGGTGTCGGTCTCAATCCCAAGCGCCATGCCGCGCAGCTTTTGCGTCTTCAGCAGCTCGACAGCCTGCATTAAAACCTTCGGCGGCGTATTCGGAACAAACGCGGCCAAAGTCTCGGCATCAAACCTTTCGCAGATAATTTCCGCTTTGATTTTGAACAAATCGCAGATAAACCGCTGCATATCGTTCTGCCGGTCCTGATTGCGCAAACTGCCGAAATTAGTCTTTTGCTTCACCGCCTGCGCCGTCTCCCGCGGGTCTGAATTGCCGCGCATAATGTCAGATACACCGGTAATTTCAAACAATTCGGCTTTAATTTCCGCCCGGCGCTGCGCTAAAGAACTCAAAACGTCGATATATTGTTTAATCGGTGCAAAATCGATAATTCCGGCAATCCCGCCGGCGTCTTTAAGCTTCTGAAAGTCAGAAACGGCCACCAGCGTCACTTCTTTGTCCAGAATATTAGCCAGCTCGGGGAAAGCCTTGTCATAAGCACCGCTGACTTTCAAAGCCTTCATTGTCAAACGCATCCGCTCGGTCAAACCGTCCATTTCTTTGAGCAAAGCTCTTATTTCCCGATAATCCGGCACCGGAATAAGGCTGTCGTTGGCCTGCGTTGCAAAAATCGGCTTCGGCATCGGAAAAAATCCGTTAAGTTTCAGCAGATCGTCGCTAACCTTCAGAAAATCGGTCTTGCACACTTTTGACAGCCAATAAATGCGGGAAGTCTTCTTATCCCAGATTTTATAAACCAGCGTATCTTTGCCCTGATATTCCTTTTCGCCCGGTTCAACAATAAGGTCTTTGACCTCCTCGCCGAAAGCGTCAATCACTTCCTGCTTGGTCATCCATATTTTGCGGGCAACCCAGGTCACATCCTCCCAGATTCCCACTTTTTCGACATCGGCAATAAAATCAACCGGATCAATATACGAGGTCACCACTTTTTCTGACTTTTTCAGCGGCAGCAAATCGCCGTTCTCGACAATATCCTCAAATTCCGCCTCATATTTTTCTTCAGCCAGCCCCATGCCGGAAATCAGAAAGTCGTTCCGCACATATTTAATGACCGAGTCAAAATCAAACTGCGCCAAATCCCAGGCTAAAGCCTTTTCAATAATCTTGCAGGCAACCATTTCCGCCGGATCGGATGTTTTTTCCTTACGGTCCACATAAGGCCGCGGCTGCTTGAAATATAAAAAAGGCTTCATCGTCTCTACGGAAGCCCAAAAAATGCTATGCTTGTTTTTTTTGCTCTCGTTTTTGTAATATTCCCGCGTTTCTTTGATCAAATCATGAAACGGCTCATACTCCTTTTCAGCCTTTGTAATTCGTTCATGCCACTGTTTAACCTTTTCGGCTTCTGACATTGCTTTCTCGTCTTCCGCTTCCATTCTTAATCCTCATCAGTAAAAATACCCAAAAGCGAGCTTTCCCGCACCACAACCACCTCGGGGTCATAGCTCGGCAATTCGTCAAACACATGGAACAGCACTCTGTCCCCGACTTTGACTGATGAAACATCCGGTCCGATAGCCTCAACAATCCCGATTGTCTGCTCGCCCTCGTGACTGTCGGTCAGAATAATCCCGCCGGACGTTGTCTTCTCTTTGGCGTCTAAACGAATAAACACCCTGTCCAATACAGCTTTTACCATTCCATAGTTCCCTTTCCTGCATCGTTAAACAAATCGTCAAAAGTGACATAACCGTTGCCGTAGAGCTTCGGTTTCCCGGTGTCATAAACCGGCTCGGCAAATGTTAAAACAAAAGCGTCCGCCTTATCTGGCGAACGCCCTAAAATCTCACGAATATCCTCTTTCTTGGCCAGTTTCAACCGTCCATATTCGTCATAACCAAGCGGTATAGCAAACAGTTCATTGATAAATATATCATCATCTGGTATCTGTACCGGCAAATCAGCTTCAAACCATCTTGCAGCCTCACCATACATCTCAGCACGTTTGTTATAATAACGATCTGATTTAATAGCTTTTCCACCAAAATTGACGCCCTTGACGATTTCACCATACCCGCGAGAAATCAGGATATCATAGACACCGGCACCGGTATTGCCCAAATCAAGAAAAATTCTGGCCGGCTGCCTATCATGAATAAGAGCGGTCAGTCTGTCAGCAACGGCAACCGTGTCATAACCCTTCATCTCAATAAAATCCTGCACCAACCGCCCGCGACGCCCGCAAATCTCCGTTCGGTCATCGCCTTTTCTGGCGATATCAACACCAAAAACTAAAGGCGATGTACTTCCATCTATTTTAGGCTTGGCAGCTTCCGTCACCAAATCATATTTAAACAGCTTATTGTTTTCATCATCCATCGCCTCAAAAGAACAATAAAATTCCTGTTGAATCATGGCCTCACTCATACCTGCCCGCCGTTCATCATCAACAATATCCAAAGAAATTGCACCGGTATCTTCCACCGTCAACCGCTGAACAAACCAACCGGCAGCAATAGCATTGTTATAAAGTTCAAAACCATGGTTTTTCCCTCGCGGCGTATAAATAAACAATGCCCAGCCGCCGTTTTCTGCTAAAATTGGGCGGATAAAGTCCCATGCCGCCGGATCGCCCACCGAATATTCGGAAAAAACAACACCGACAGGGTTTGAACCAACATAAGCATCATAATTATCCGAACCGACACATTGCCAGATGCTCCCGTTCCACAGTTCAATCTTCATTTCGGTTGCATTAACCGATTTCCGCAACGGAACAGGAAAAACCTGATCGATAACCCGGCGACCCTGTTTATCAATCGCATCCCATACAACTTTGCGGGCCTGATTATTCAACGGCAGCATATGCCAATAAACACCAACCCGCTGCAACATGGCCTTAGCTGTCCAGTTTAGCGACAAACTGTCCTTTCCGGCTCGGCGATGCCAGATTGCAACGGCTCTTTTTCCGCCAGAACACAGATATTGCCATAATGGACGTTGATACTCTCGTGGATTCCAGTCATTTGGGATGCAAATTTCAGTCATCTTTTTCCCAGTCGTATTTTTTTATAATAACATTCAAACCGTTCATATTGACATCGCTTTTTTCTTTCCAATCATCGCCAAAAGCATTTTTAAGAATAAAATCAGCTTTGTTCCCCGGCTTCCCGTCGCCACATTGCCGAACCCAGTAAGCCTCAACTTTTGTCTTGTAAAAATCAATCAGCGGAGCAAACTCCGGTTTTTTGGCATAAGCATGAAAAGTTGTTTTGGTAATCCCGCAAAACGCACAAAACTCGTCTTCACTAATTGGCAACGGAACATTAGCTTGAACCACTCCGGTTTTAGTCACGACATCAACCATCCGGCTCTCAGCCTTCTCCAAAAAAGCGGCTATCTGCTCAGCCAGATGCCTCGGCGACTTAAAAGCCCGCGGCCGACCGCCCAGCAACCCCCATTTTTTGAAGTCTGCCAAATATTCTTCTTTTGTTTTTGCCATTTTCAGCCCTTTAACAGCCGTTTAACAATCCTCTGAAAGCCTTAATTTTCAAGGCATTTCGCTTTATAAATTCTTATCGCGCGCATATTTTCGAGTAAGAAAACCCTGCCAAATTGATAATTTCGCATAAAAAAACCGCCTTGTTCACACAAAGCGGTCACTCATCACGAGTCAGCAAAGCCCGATACTTACAGCAGAGCGGGAACAAAAAAGAGCGCGTTCTTTTGAACACACTCTTTCACGATACCTTTTTTATAGCAGAGCAGGCTGCCTGCTGTCAAGCACTTTTTTTTTACCACACGTTCATAATACGTCCCAACGGCGGAAGTTCCAGCATCATACCCAAAAAAATAACCGGAACCGGGCGGCTTTGTTTCTGCATAACATATATGTTTGCCAGGAAAAAAAACATTTCGTAAAATTGAATAAAATCCATAGTACCTCCTTTCGTATGCTGGACTAATAAATAAGCACACCTTAGGATATATCAAGCACCTTGCTTATAAAAATTTATCAATTCTTCTAAACCGCGGCGCAAATCTCGCTTGTCGGCATGAACCTCATGCGCTTTTCGCACCCTTGTCATCACATACGAAGCTTCCGCTCTAATCGGCTCATTATCCACACACACCAGCCGCACTACCGGCCAAAACCAGTCCGACACCGCAGCCTGCGCCCGCAAATAACGTCCCCAATGATCTACCGCATTTTCGGCATCCGGCCGCACACTGCCGTCCACCCTCACTTTTGCAATATCCGGCACCCTTGCCCCGCTCGGATTGCCGATTGAAAAATCCGTCCACAACCTGCGCCCGGCTTTCAAACGATCATAAGCGGAATAACGACTTTTTTCGTCATCAAGCACGCCGAGCAAAAAATACTGTTCCAAAACCGACAATTTCCGCTGTTTGTAAGCCGCCTCGTCATCAAACCCCAAAGCCGCCCGCTCCAAAGCCGACAAGCGATAAAACGCGCCCCCGACGCTCGGGCCGCAGACGACGTTCGTCCCGACATCCAGCCGCACCAAATCAGGCGAAGCCGGCAAATAGCGCTCGTCTTCCGGCACCATAGCCGCCGCATTGACATCTTTGCCAAGCATGCCTGCCCCGCAGGGGCTGTTTCCGGCGCTCCCTCCGCCGGAAACGCCGCGCCGCTGCCGCGCAGACGGCGCCCGACAACTAACTTTTTGCTCCGTCAAAAAGTTATCCACAGACTTATCAACACCAGACTTAACCATTCCAAACTCCTCCAAACCTTAACTTATCCAATCCATACGAAAGAAAGCATCGCTTTCTGAGTTCCCTTTATCCGTTCCAATCTTTCCCCTCTCCTCTCCAAACCTCACCTCTCCCGTCTCAACCAAAAAATAATTTATTATTTTTATTTTCTTTTTGGTTCTTTTTCTTTTTGATTTTTCGCCGTTTTTAAATTTTGTTATACTGTTCCTTGCCTGATTGCGCTTAGCTCTCAAGCCTCTTAATTAGCATTCATTCCGCGTTAACGGCTCGATTCTCGGAGCTTTCGCTCGTCATGCCGACCTATTTCTAAAACTTCCTTTAACGCTTCCTTACTTCACTGTCGGCGGCTCTCTGTGTCCAAACAGTGCGCTCAGGGCATCTGCCAAAGCCACCGCCAACCTATTCCTGCAGCCGCGGGCTGAGCGTTCACTGTCATCTCATTACCCCACCCCCGCGTTGCTCCTTAATACCTGTTTAATCTAACCCGCCGGCGGATCCGTTCCCCGGAATCCCCGCCACGACACATTTATGCTAATAAGGTATGCTGTCATCAATGTCTCCCTGCTCGTCTGCCTCGCTGAGGCCGCCTCCGGTGCCACCGGCTGAGCGTTCACTGTCATTGCCCGGCTTTCCCTTTCTTGTCATTGCCCGACTTTCCCTTTCCGTCATTGCCCGACTTGATCGGGCAATCTCTTTACTGTCATTTATCGCCTCACCCGCAGACGGCGCCCGTCCGGCTCGGTGCGGCTGTAACCGCTCATAATAACGGCGGTTATTGGCATCAATCAGCGGCCGCGCAAAAGAAAACACCACAGCCGCGGCCGGATTGCTTTTTTGCAGACGCGCAGCGGTGGTGCTTTCATTGTCTTCCAGCCAATGTCTGTCATACTCGACACATATATCTATCGCCTCGCGAATGATGTCTGCCGGCTGGCTTTTCAGCCCGTCCCAGATGGAATAAGGCAAAACAAACCCAACTTTAACAATATTTTTCTTTTTTCTGGCCATAGCCTAGTCCTTAACCAAACAATTTCATTGCAATTAACTGAACTATATCAACCGTTACGGCTCGCCCTATCAATTTACCACGAGCAGTATCAGACATTTCTTCACCATCTTTTCCTGCGGCCGTCCAGCCATCGGGAAATCCCTGTAAACGTTCCTTTTCCTGCGGAGTTAAAAAGCGTAAGTTCTCACCGTCCCAAACACCCTGCATATTACGCGTAGTCAACGTAAATGCATATTTGTCACCCATCATTCGACCATTTTGTAATTTTTTGGCCGATGTAATATCGCATACCGGTCTAATATTTAAATTTCTCCTCGCCTTTTTAATAAATTCGCTATTTCCTGTTGCCTTTTTTTCGATAGGAAATACTTTTGGGAAGGATTCTCCTCTAAGATGTCCGATAAAGTATATCCGCTCTCGTTTTTGGGGTAATATCCAGCATGTATTAACAAGCTGCCATTCACAGTCATATAGCCCAATGTCGGCAATTTCTCGCAAACATCTGATAAAGTCTGCTCCTCTGTCACTTGTAAACAGTCCTTTGACGTTTTCAAAGATAAAATATCTAGGCTTAACCTGTCGAATAATCCGCATCGCTTCAAAGAACAAACCGCTTCTTGCGCCGGCCAAACCTTTCCGTTTGCCAGCAAATGAAAGATCTTGACATGGAAATCCAAAGGTAATGAGATCTGCTGATAATCCGGAAACATCTCTAATTGTTGTAACATCACCTAACTCCTCAGCTGATGGAAAATGTCGTTTATAAACGGAAATAGCATTTTTATCTATTTCACTGAAATAATGCCGGTCAAATTCAATCCCTGCTTTTTGTAATCCAAGTGCAAATCCGCCAATTCCGGAAAACAAATCAATATATTTTATTTTCATTGCCGCAAAAATCCTTTAAATGAATACAAAATATCGGCACATCATTTTATCCGCCTGTTGCCATCCTCAAGAGCAGTCTCTGTCGAAACTGTCACGGTGCAACAAAGCAATTTCTTAAAAATCAATTACATATCCAAGGCTTTGGCATAAGTCTCCAAAAGAATTTCCTGCTCATCGCGGTCAGCAGCGTTCATTTTACGCAGTTTAAGAATCATCCGCATAATCTTAACGTCAAATCCGGCACTCTTAGCCTCGGCAAAAATATCACGAATATCTGATGCAATTGCCGCTTTTTCTTCTTCCAGACGTTCAATTCTTTCAATCAGGGAACGCAGTCTATCTACGGCAATGCCGCCAACTTCAGCCGGTTTTGTTTCCGAAGTTGCTATTTTTTTGCCGATTTTCTGCATATCATGATTAACCTGCACATTTTTATTTTTCTCCGACTGATCAGCCTCTTTAACAATGTCCATTTTCGGTTCTGTTTCCATTTTTTCATCCTCATAACTAAAACTGTTTACTACTTCAGACGAAATTCCAAATCGTCTCGCTAATTCTTGAGCTTTTTCTTTAGACGCATATATTTTCTTCATTGGCGGATTATCCAAGTAAACCAAGCTGCATGCACAACGATAAAAATAATAACGAACAATACAACACCCCACAACGGCGCCAAAACAAGCCACCATGACCAGGAAATAACCCCGCATAGCTTAAGAGCGATAAATAAAATCGTCAGAGCTCCCCAGAATCCCATATCATTTCCCTTTCGTAAAATAAAACACCCGACCGCCCACCGCTGAATCGATGAATCGATAAAGTTAAAAAGCTAGAACCGGACGAACGGAGTCGTTAGTGCCGTACTTACTGCTGCCGTTCCTGCCACCGACACTCATACGCAATCCCCACGCACTGACGTTGGCGTACTCAGTAGAGGACCAGTAGTAAGCTTCATCATCCAAAGCTTCACCACCTGCCGCAATAAAGGCTTTGTTCAAAACTTCTTTATTCTTGTGAATTGCCTCAAGCTGCCGCAGATTAGGCATTTGCGCAAACTGTTCTTCACATTTGCGTTTACCGTCCCACCAATCAACCTCTTTTATCTCTTTCGGAAGCACTAAAAACGCGTGACAGTCATCCTCCACCACAACAATCCCCTTTAACGGCCTTTTTTTATCAAATTTAGCGTCGATTGTTCCGTCCCAATAAGCAAACTCACCTGTTTTCATTGTCTTTCCCTTTCATTAAAATAATCTGCCCATACAATCTCCGTACCATCCTTTTTTCTTCGATCCCAAACAAACCAAGCAAATTCCATCACTGGATTGCCATTCCCGACAAAATCAACTTTATTTGGAATAACTATAATTTTAGATGGAGGATTATCTTTATAAAGACTGACACGCGTTTTACCTGTCAGATAACGAATTGGCAAAAGAAGAGCCAAACACTTATCTGCCAAACGTAAACCCTGCACAATAAACTCATATGCAAGATTAAAAGGCGGATTAGTGACAATATTTTCAGCCTTGGTATTTTCAAGTAAAAAATCTATTGCTTTCGGCGTGCGGTCATAATAGCCCCTGTCAATCAAATCAGTTGAAACAACATGATAACCGTGTTTCTTCAACACCTCCGACATTCGGCCGTCACCACAGGCACATTCCCAAATTGGCCCATCAAAATGATAATTTTTTAACAAGATGTCGGTCACATACTCCGGCGTCGGATAAAAATCATCCTTCTGCCTCATATCCTCAACCTTGCGGCCAACAAGTTTATACTGAGCGTTAGACATTCATTTCCCCGTTTCATCGGTTAAATTTATCTGATTGTCTTTTTCATGCTGTGCAATCCAAGCCAAAACCTTTTCCTGTGTTTTCTCCCGACATTCCCGTCCATTTCTGAGCATAAAGACTAATCTTGTATCATTTGCTGCAGCTTTTCCTAAACCGGCAGCAGAAAAACCCGTACGCTCCAAAAAATTTTCAATTATTATCAAAAATTCGGATTTTTTCATTTCTACCTCCATTTTCTCTATATTGTTATTTTACAATAATGTCAATGGGAAATTTACAATAAAATACAACTTTACAAAATTGTATATATACAATACAATGCAAAAAGAGGTAGTTATAATGAAAAACGCTGAAGATATCCGAAAATACATACAAAACTTAATTGTGGAAAAAAAAGAAAGCCTAAATGATCTATCTTTGAAAATTGGGAAAAACAGCACATATTTATTTCAGTACATTAATAGAAAAACGCCCAAACGCCTAGACGAAACGACACGAAAAAAACTAGCACAAATTTTAAAAGTTCCAGAACAAGAATTAACAGATCTCCCACTGAACCTGCCTTTTCCCGGAAAATTAAACATTCTCGAAGGCTTATTCGCTCAAAACAACTCCACCGGAACTGTTCAAATCGACATCATCAGCGCCACCGCCTGCTGCGGCAGCGGCAATGAAATCTTAGCCGAAGATATTACCGGTCATTGGATTATCCCGCAGGCTGATTTTCATACGCTCCCCTTTTCAGCTGCGCCGGACAATATTAAGATGCTGCGTGTCTCTGGCGATTCCATGGAACCGACCTTAAAAGACGGCGATTGGATTCTTGCCGACATTTCCCGCAAATCTCCTGATTCTGACGGCATTTACCTTTTGCAACTCTCAACCGGTTTGGCTGTCAAGCGCTTACAAGGATCTATCACCCCCGACACTATTATCATCAAATCAGATAATCCTGTGTATAATCCCGAAAACGCCAACCTCAAAGACGTCATTATTCTTGGCCGGGTCATTTATATTCTCAAAACTGAAAAAGTAGGATAACATGCAAGATATTTATATTGACGGCTCTTTAGCTGGCCTCCACCTCGCCAAAGATGAAAGCCACATATCTCATTTGCTGATGCATGAAGACGTAAAGCCGACTAAAACGGCCTCAAAATACGAATATAACATCCACTTTACTGGCGAAATAAAAGAAGGCATCAAAACAATTGGCACAGCCGACACAACAATTTATTTTATAGACGCAAAAGCAAAAAAAATAGGTTATATCGAACACGTTAACCCAAAAACTAAAATAGAATTAGGGAATTGCCCCGATTATTTTGTCTCAATTTATGAACCGCTAGAAAAACTTGCTGAATATAGAGATTTAATAGCGCTTAGCTCTGAAGCCAGACTTAATGCTTACGGCCACATTAATAAGGAAGGCAAAGGAATTATAGACTCTTATACGTTAGACTGTTTTCCCGCTTCCGTCACAAACGCCGCCAACAACGACCTACAAAACATATCTCAAGACACCTTTGGCATGAGAAAAAGCTTACTAGGTCTGCGCAAAGATATATTGATAATAACCATCATCCAAATAATTTTGCTTCTCGCTATTTTAGTCAAATAAAATATTTTCCTCCTTTTCCAACCGCCCATTTAGGGCGGTTTTTTTATATTCTTTTCCTTTAAATCAAGCAATAAAAATATTGTAAAATTACTATTGACATTATTGTAATTATACAATACATTATTGTAAGAAACCAATCAAAAAGGAGAAGAGATGAAAACAGGATCATACATTTACACCGACGGGACACGTTCGGAAGAACTCGATCAGTCTAAAACGATTGCCGGCATCTTGTGCAATGTTACTGACACACACGAAATCGGCATTATGCCGGTTGAGAGTGAGGAAAGGCTTAATTTTGACGAAGCGCAACAGTTTTGTCAGGACACCGGCGGCAGATGCCCAACCATTGATGAACTCACCGGCATTTATTTGAACAAAGACAAAATCAATGCCGCTTTGAGCGCCGCGAACCTGCCAATCTTAAAAGAATACTACTACTGGTCCTCTACTGAGTACGACGACTACAGTGCGTGGTTATTGCGTATGAGTGACGGTTACAGGGGCAACGGCAGTAAGAACGACGATAACTTATACGTTCGTCCGGTTCTAGCTTTTTAACTCTACTTTATCGATTCAACTATTTTAGGCGAAAAAGCATGATGTCTGAAAATATATATTTATACGACACAACCGAGTTAAAACTTATCGATCATTACATCAACATAATTGATCAACTAACCGCCGGTTTCTGCGGCTTCAGCATCACTTTTCTGCCGCTTTATACATTAATCCAATATATGAGGTAACCCCTCCCTCGTCATCCTCGAGGGCAGTCCCCTCAGGAACTGCCACCTCGGGGATCCACAAACCGATTGCACAGCAATGCAACAACATAAGGAGCAAACATGGACACCAATTCAAAAGCCATCGAAAATTTGCAAACCATCCGTCAAATTTTGGAACAGTCAAAAATGAACCCCGGCTTTAAAGAGCTGGACATCATCTATAAAAAAACATTCATCAAGGAGGAAACGAATGATTAATCGCATCGCACCGGGAACACCCTCTTTTCTGTCCTGCTCTGGCTCGGCCGGAGCATCCTCTCGCAAGGAACATCTCTTTTGGCATCAATATCCGGCTCAGAAACCGACCGAAATTGAACGCTGGAAAACCTTTCTGATTGCCTATCCCAATCCGCGTTTTTATCGCAGCAAATTTGCGAATGAACGCATTAACAACGGCATTCCGCCTTACGACTACGATGTCAGCACTTGGACCGGCGCTGAATTTGCCGATACGCGCAATATAAAATTTTGGGCTAGAATTCCCGCTGCAACGGAGATCATAAAATGAAAAAAACAACCCCGAATTATAACAAAATAAGCAATCAAATCCAGTGCGTCATTCGCGAAATCCGCATGCGGGAAAGATGTTATCCCTCCATGGTTGCCCGTGGAAAAATTGATCAGACGGTTGCTGACTATGAACTGAATTGTATGAAAGCCGTCTATCAAACCCTTTGCGCGGCCGAACGCGCCCACCTGGATAAAACCTGGAACAACCAATAAGTTTTCGGACGGTATGTTGACGCCGACTAACTCCTGAATACCGTCCGCCTCCGGGAGGCATTTTAACCCGAATTGGTTTATATGTCCGCCTCCCGTCTTTAACCTTGGAGAAAGAAAAGCAATGACAATTGACGAATTTATTGTTGGCCATACTTATACTCTTAAATCTGGGGATAAAATGAAAGTTTTAAGATATATACCACCGCTAGATAAAAACCCCTATGACCGCCCTGCTTATGAAGTAGAGGCTGGTGGTAAAACTTGGGTTCATAGCGAAGAAATGTTGAAAAGACTGGAATATAAGGAGCAAGACTAATGGCATATTTGGAAGAACTGCTGCCCGAGTTCAGAAAAGGGGCAAAGATTAGAAGCTCTATGTGGAGTAAAAAAGCTTATATTCATTTGAAAGATGGTAAAATCTTAGATGAAAGCGGATTACCTTATACAATATTAGCTATTGCTTTTCATATAAATGATTGGGAACTCTACCAAGAGCCTATCGATTGGGACTATATCATCAAAAATAAATGCCTTTGCTGGTTTTGGGATGACATAAATAGCTTAGAAGAATCATCTTATGGATATTTAATCCTCTATAATGAATACACTCAACGCTACTATAATGGGAAGAAATGGTATAAAAATTGCCGTCCTGTCCGCAAAGATGAAGTAAATTTTTATGAGTAAGAAAGATGAGTAGTATTTGGTTCGAAGAAATCAAATCAGGACGCAAAACGCACGAATACAGAAAGGCAACACCGTTTTGGTATAAACGCTTATTATCATATATGCGGGTTGTAGCTCTTTGCAACAGCTGCTACGAGGTGATTGCCCGGCCGCAAGTGCAATTCCCAAAAGCCTACCGCAAAAATCCAGAGCGTATGATCTTTGAAATAAAGAAAATAACCATAATTGGCGGAGAATATACCGACCTAAAATGCGTTGAAGATGTTTTTGATATTGAACTTGGGGAGCTTGTGAAATGAGTGCTGAAAAACCGGAAGTCGGCGATGTGTGGCAAAATGGTGATTTGATTTTGTATATAGATAGAATTTCGAAAGACAAAAAAGGAAAAGACATTATTTACGCCTATGATATGGATAAAAAAGGATATATTGCAGGTTGTTGGTATTGGTTAGATATTTTTATGAGTAATGCTAAATATATAGGCAAATCCAAAGCTAAATTATCAGACTTATTCGAGGTGAAAGATGATTAAATTTGTTGCTGAATGGTTAATAGATTGGATTGTTGTTATGTTTATAATCGTTGTCGGTTTGTTCATTGTTGGTATAGGTTTTGTCTTTTATCCATTTAAAAAAATTAGATATTTTTGTGGAGAAAAAGCCACGCATTTAATGAACACGGCGGATTATTTTTTAGAAAGGGAATAAATGACAAAATACAGGGTTACTTTTGAAATTGATGAAGAGATTGAGGCCGACAATCGCGATGATGCAATAGGCGCAGCAATTAGCAACATCATAGGCGGCGGCGCATGGTTCGAAAATGAACTTACTGAATATATCCGAGGTTATGCTCGCGTTGAGGAGAAGGAAGAAGATGAGTGAAAAAAATAGATTTAAATTTAGAGTTTGGGATAACAACTTTAAAAAATATCGTAACGGCTTAGCGATTCAGAACAGTCATGTTTGCACATATGATGATAACGCATGTATTCTTGAGCAATGCACCGGACTAAAGGACAAAAATGGAAAGCTAATTTATGAGGGAGATATTGTTAAAGAATGGTTTGGCGAAACCGGAACATATCAGGTCATCTATGAAAATAGCACTGCATCATTTATTTTTTCAAACCTCGACGATGAAGACTATGATTATGATTTAAGATACAATCCAGATTTGTTCCCCAATCAAGACTTAGAAGTTATCGGCAACATCCATGAAGATGAGGAGTTACTGCAATGCGAAAAGAATTCTTAACAATGATGACATTCTACATTGCTGGACTTGTCTTTGTTAACTACGCAGAGCCGCTTAGCCAAACAGCATGTTATATTATTGGCTGGCTCTCCTATTCGTTTTATTTTATTTTTTGGGAGGTTATAAGAAAAAAATGAGTAAAGAATTAACAGATGCTTGGAAGGCCGGAAAGCTTAAAGCTTTAAGGTTGTATTATGTTCTATACAAAAATGGGCATATTGGAAAAGCAAACTTAATACAAACACCGGATTATTACGGTTTTTGGAACAATTGTGACCTAAACGATTTAATTAAAGAGGTGTTAGCTTTAGTTCCAGAATATACAGAATTTGTTCATCTTGAAACAATAGTCGCGCGGCAAGCGGAGCGCATTAAAGAGCTTGAAAAAGAGATTGAATTTAAACAAAGATATATTAATGCTCGCACTAGCCCCGTTTATAGAGAAGAAACATATAGACTTCAAAAAGCCAGTATTGATGAACTTACATCTTTGCTGAAAGATTGCAAACTCTCAATAATCAAAATTTATGACCGTTTGCGTTTCTCTGATGAGAATGAAATAACACCCGCCGACCTTATCAACGGAATAGATGATATAAAGCCGATGCTGTATAACATTGTAACCCGTATCAGCGCCGCTCTCAGCGAAAGTGAGGAAAAATGAGTAACGGACCGATTGATGAAGAAAAAATTAAAAATTTTAACCTTGGCAAATATTATGGACGTTGGGCGACTTGGTCTTCTGTTCTTCATTTTATTGACCAGAAAAATGCGGAAATATCACCAGAAGCAAGAACAATAATAAAAAACGAAACTAAAAAATGGGAATGGCTATGGTGTAATTCAAATAAACTAGGTTTTCCAATACCTGTTGAAAAATGGGAGCAAAACAAAAATGACAATGACATATGAAGAACTCAAAAAGCTTTATGGCTCTCCCCGATGTCCGGTATGTTTGGGACAGAGCTTTGTTTGCGAACATTGCCCGTATAAAGAACAAGGGGAAGATAATTTCAAAAGATATACAGACAAAATAACAACTGAATTTGCTAAAAGAATAAAAAAAATAGTCATACAAGCACTAAAGGAAAAGAAAAAAAATGATAAGGCCTAAAGTACGCGACATATGGCAGTACAAAACTAAACCATCCGTCAAAGCACATGTTCAAAAAAACAGTAAAAGCCATGTCTATTTTTTACAATTGAATATATTCGGTGAAGTCTGCCCAAAATGCGAAGAACTACCTTATTTTTTGGAACGATACGCCTACCAAGGCCCGGCAAACGCTGCTGTTGAAGATCTATTTTCAATAAAGGAAATTTAAATGACTCGAAACATGAAGAACTCAAAAAGCTTTATAGCACTCTCAAAAACGCAAATTAACTTGTAAATTAGCAGAAAAAATATATAATATGTCAAACATTCTTGAAAATAGCATTAACCAAATGATCGGGCGTTCTCTTTCAACGCAAGAAATGTCTTTGGCTATTTCAAGAATTAGTGAATACGTCCAATGCCTAATTATACTTGATAAGGAACAAAAAAACAATGAAAGCTGTGATTCTGGCCAGAGTAAGCTCAAAAGAACAAGAGGACGGGTACAGTCTAGATGCACAGATTTCACGCCTTTCAGATTATGCGAATAAAAAAGGCCTTGAAGTAATCAAAACTTTTACATTAACCGAATCTTCGACCCAAGGTGATAGAAAAAAATTTCAGGAAGTTCTTAAGTTTTGTTCATCACAAAAGGAAACGATTGCCTTAATAGCCGATGCGGTTGACCGCGTTCAACGCTCTTTCAAAGAAAGTACATATCTTGATGAACTGCGCAAAAAAGAAAAAATAGAACTCCATTTTTATCGCGAAGGTATGGTTGTTGGCAAAAATGCCAGCTCCAGCGATCTTTTACGTTGGGACTTTCTCGTCATCGGCGCTAAATCTTACGTTCTGGCTTTAGCTGAAAATGTCAAACGCAGTATTAATTTTAAAATTGAACACGGGGAATGGTGCGGGAAAGCCCCGATAGGTTACTTAAACCGCCGGAATGCTCACGGCAAGAGTGAAATTTGTCTTGACCCTGTCCGCGCGCCTATTATCAAAAAACTCTTTCAAGAATATTCTCTTGGCAAAACCTCATTTAAAGAATTGGCAAATTTAGCAGATAAATGGGATCTTAAATCAAATTCTCCCAAAGCCAGAAAACTAACCTCTAAAACCTTATATGACACATTAACTAATCCTTTTTATTGTGGAAAAATGCGCATAAAAGGACAACTTTACCCCCATATCTATGAGCCATTAATATCCGAAGATTTGTGGAATAAGTGCCAAGAGGTTCGCCTTGGATATAAGAAACAACCGGTAAAATACGCCAGCAAAGAGTTTTTATACCGAGGACTTATAACCTGTTACAATACCGGTAAAATCGTCACGACCGACCAAAAACGAGGACACATAAATTATTTGATCTGTTATGATAAAACCGGAAAACGGATTTATTGCCATGAAGAAACCATCACCAAACAAGTTCAACAAATTCTCGATTCTATTATAATCCCTGAGCCGATTCTCACCGGCTTAAACCAAATACTTCGAGATTCGAAAAAAAATGAAGCTCTTCTGCACGAACAAGCAGTAACCAGCCTGAGAAAAGATCTAGATATAACAAAAAAACGCATTGAAAATCTGGTTGACATGTATCTTGATAAAAAAATTGATGATGAGATATATAGCTCGAAAATCAATCAGCTCAAAAATGAGAAAACATCTCTAGAAAACAAAATCGCCGCCCACAGCGTAAGCGACGATAAGTTTAATGAAACAATCATCAACCTTTTTGATATAGTTAACCACGCCGGCAAAAAATTTGCCAATAGTTCGAATATCGAAGTAAAAAGACGAATCTTAAAACTAATCATTCGAACAATGAAACTCGACCGCGGAAACCTAGGCTACGAGCTGGCTTGGCCGTTCTCTGAACTGCCAAAATCTGATGACTGTTACTTATGGCGTACCCGGAGGGATTCGAACCCACGACCTTTGGCGTCGGAGGCCAACACTCTATCCAACTGAGCTACGGGTACATCAAAACAGAGATACTTCTAGCCCATTTTATTTTAATACTCAAGAAAAATTTGAATTTACGCCGATATTTCTATAACCGGAAAGCCCGAACACGCATTTTTTGCTTGACTTAGCTTAAAATTATAGTTATTAACAAGCAACAAGTTTATTTATTCAAGTTAAATGAGGATATTTCATCATGGCTAAAAAATGTGATTTAACCGGCACCGGCGCTATGAGCGGCAACAATGTCAGCCACGCTAACAACCGCACTCGCCGCCGTTTTCTGCCGAATTTGCAGGTTGTTTCCCTGCTGAGCGAAACTCTGGGCAAAATTTTCAAACTGAAGGTTACTTCTGCAACATTGCGTTCGATTGAACACAACGGCGGTTTGGATTCTTATTTGGAATCGACCTCCAACAGCAAACTGACCGAAGAAGCTAAAAAAATCAAAAAAAGCATTGCTAAAAATAAAGCTTCCAAATAAGTTTGGTATTAAGGTTTTAAGAATATCCTCCCCTTTTCCGGCGGAGGATATTTTTTTATCCCCATAATTCACAGACCGGAGAAAAGGGCTCTCAAAAAACCGATTGCCTTTCTGTAAATTTACGCTATAACCAACTCCAGAGAAACGTTTTAAGAGATAGAGTAACCGCAATGGAAAAACCTGACCCGACCCTGCTGCCGCAAAACCTGGAAGCCGAACAGGCTCTGCTTGGTGCCGTTCTCGCCAATAACAAGGCTTTTGAACGCATTTCGGAATTTCTGAAACCGCAGCATTTTGCCGATGCCATTCACAGCAAAATTTATGAAGTTATCGCCAAATTAATCCAGCGCGGTCATGTTGCCGACGTTATTACGCTGAAAAACTATTTTGAGCAGGAAGGCACATTAAACGAAGTCGGCGGCCACCAATATCTGGTCAAACTGGCCGACAGCGCTTCCCCGCTGACCAATGCTGAATATTATGCCCAGTTTATTTATGACAAATACCTCCGCCGGGAACTGATCAACACCGGCTATGAAATCGTCAACGAGGCTATGAAAGAAGACCTCGACTCCGATGCAACCAGCCAAATTGAAATGGCTGAAAAAAAACTTTTTGATCTCTCCAACGAAGGAGATTCCCAAGGCGGCTTTACCGACTTTGCAACGGCTCTGACCTCTTCGCTCAGTCACATTGAAGCGGCTTATCAAAAAGACGGCAAAATCTCCGGCCTGCCGACCCAGCTGGATGCGCTGGACAACAAAACCGGCGGCCTGAACAATTCCGACCTTATCATCATCGCCGGCCGTCCGGCCATGGGTAAAACCGCTCTGGCAACCAATATGGCTTATAACGTTGCCGAATATATGAGCCATGATAAAAATATGGACCCCAAATCCAAAGGAGTAGCCTTTTTCTCTCTCGAAATGTCGGCCGATCAGCTGGCCAGCCGTATTCTTGCCACCGTTACCCAAACCAACGGCCACAAGATGCGTACCGGAGAATTGGACAATGCCGAGTTCACCCGCATTGCCGCCGCTGTTCGCGAATTGGAAAAAATTCCGCTTTACATTGACGATACCCCGGGCCTGAACATCAACACCATCCGCACCCGCGCCCGCCGCCTGAAAAGAAACAAAGGGCTGGGCCTGATCGTTATTGACTATATCCAGTTAATCGTCGGTTCCGGCAGCAAAAAGAACGAAGGCAACCGCGTGCAGGAGCTCTCTGAAATTTCCCGCGGACTGAAAATTCTTGCCAAGGAACTGAACGTTCCGGTTATTGCTTTGTCCCAGCTGAACCGCGGCGTTGAACAGCGTGACGATAAACGTCCGGTCATGTCGGACCTGCGTGAATCCGGCTCTATCGAACAAGACGCCGATATCGTCATGTTCGTTTATCGTGAAAACTACTATATTCAAAACGAAGAACCCAAACAAAAGGCCGGCGAAACCCCCGAACACCTCCAGCACCGAATGGAGGAATGGCAACAACGTGTCCGCGCCACCGCCAATATCGGCGAAGTCATCATCGGCAAACAGCGTCACGGCCCTACCGGAACCGTCCAGCTGTTTTGGAACGGCGACTTTGCCCAGTTTGGCAACCTCACCAAAGAGGAGTACCTCCCTGAACAAGTTGGTTAA